AACCCACATATCGCCGTGGACGCCCAGCACCTCGTCGTCGACGCTCACCATCGAGTTGACCGCCCACGGTGCGCCGTTCTGGGTATGGCCGACCACGTCGTAGTCGACCGTGAACGCGCCCTGTTGCTTGACTGCCATCTCCCGGCGAACGAAGGCCTCGAGCTGCGCGAGGTTCTTTGATTCGGCGTCTTGGCAGAAGTACGGGGTGGCGATGCGCTGGTCACCTTGGGGCCGGCGAAGGGGGACGAGGGCCGCGCGAATGGGGAGGAGCGTGCAAGACTTGTAGCGCGCCTTGATCGCGAGGAGCGCGGGGAGCGGGTTGCCGGCGTCGTCGAGCCCGACGAGCTCGTTGACCATCATCACCTTCAACGCGCTCTTCTGGACGTCGACGCCGCCCCCGAACCCGAAGGCCATGATCGCCGACGGCTGCGTTGAAAGGTCGGTCGTCGCCTGTCCCCGGGTGATGTTGTTCCGCGAGGGGTCGCTGCGCCGGCGGATGAGCTGGTGCCGCGCCGGGGTGGTGAAGTCGGGCGCGCCGACGATGACGCCGCTCCCGTCGGCCGCCGCCCACATCGTGAGGCCGAGCCGCCGCAGTAGCCGCTCGAGGTAGGCGTAGACGCCCTCGCCGATATGCGGCTTGGCCTGGGTGAGCTGCAACGTCTTGAGGTCGCGCCGCACGTTCGATGCAGGGGCGCTGAAGTCGGGGACCTTGTCGTAGACGGTCGTCACCGCCCCGCCCGCGCCGGTGACGTTCCGCGCGACGAGCTTGGTGCCAGTCTGCCCGCCGCCCGTCGTGACGGCCTTGCCCTTGGGGTAGCCGGTGATGACCGAGAGGTTCGCCAGGTTGTCGTTGTAGATGGTGTCGATCCCGAACGGACCGAGCACGGCGACGAGAGCATCCTTGGCGCTCATGCCCGAAGCGAACTTGAACGCGGGATCGCACGTCGCGCTGACGACGCGCCCCAAGATGTCGCGCCCCTGGACAGTGACCTTCGTCCCGCCGCCGGTGTCGCTCGTCACGGTCTTCTTGTCGATGGTCCCGCAGCATTGCAGACGATCGTTGATCGAGAGCTCCACGCGCGCGCCGGGGACGAGCAGATCGTTCGTGAGGGTGGTGTCCTCGTCGGAGATGGTGAACGACCATCCCGCCGTGGGGGTGAGAAAGCGCTGGTTGAGCTGGTACGTGGACCAGTTGCGGATCTCCTTCCCGGCGTCCGGGAGCCGCAAGACCACGGTGTCGATCTCGCTCTGGCCGTTGGGGATCATGGGTAGTACCTGACGAGCGTCTGGGCGGGGATGACGAGCGCCTTCGAGAGCCCGGGGTTGAGCTTCAAGAGGTCGACCGGGGGGCTGCGCAGCCGCACCGACAGCGCGGCGATCGTGGTGGGCTTGGTGATGAGGTGGATCTTGGTGGTCTTGGCCAAGACGAGGGCGACCTTGTTGTAGCTGTGGAGCGCGGAGATCATCCGGTCGGCTGCATCGGCGAAGGGGCCGTCGCTCGAGAACTCGGTCTTGAGCTTGTCGAGGCCCGAGATCACGCGGTTGATCTTGCCTTCGATCTGCATCGCCATGAGGCCGACTTGGTCCCCGATCGCGCCGATGGCCTTCACGAACTCACCGAAGCTCATGCCCTTGGGGGTGATGCCGATTCGCGGGTCGGGCTTGAGCTTGCCCAGCTTGCCGTCGAGAACGACCGCTGCCGAGGTCGCGATGGGCATGGTACTCGTCTCGCCCAGCGCGACGCCGTCGCCCTCGTCGACGGTCTCTACCAGGGTGAACGCGACCATGGGGCCGCCCCGGTACTCGGGGTCGAGCGTGCTCTTGAAGTCGGCGACCTTGCAGAGCCGTTGCCCGAAGTCGGGGTGAACGAACGGGCCTGACGATCGGTCCTCGAGCGCGGCAATCACCCGGCGGTAGGTCTCCGGGTAGAGGTTGCGCCACGTCTCCCCGGGGCCCTTCGCCAGGGTGTTGATGAACGGCACGCGCACGGAATAGGTCGAGCTGTTGAGCCCGGTGTTCTCCACGCGCGCGCCGTTCCTGTCGACGCGCTTGTGCTGAACGATGTTGTGCGAGGCGCCCGTCTCGACGCCCAGCGTGGGGAACGGGATGCCGCGCCAGGATGCTTCGAGGAGCTGCGAGAGGACGTCGATGTTGCTGGTCATGGCGTGGGCCCGAAGGACGCGTTGCGGTTCAATTCACCCATGGAGTCGTTCATGTCCTTGACCGTGGCCGCCAGGCTCAAGAGGGCCGCGTTTGCGTCGCTCGCGCTCTTGGCGACGTCCGATGTCCCGTCCGCGGTGCTGACTCCCGACGCGCCGGCCGACGCCGATGCCCCGGGCTGCCAGTCGGCCGCCTCCGGTTCGGCGCGGGGACCGAAGAGGGAGTAGTCGCCCTTCTTCACGCGCGAGTCCACGTCCTTGTCAAAGGCCGCCTTTTCGCCCTTGCGCTTGTTCGCGTCGAATTCGTTCGCGTCTTCCTCGTTGTACCAAACGGTCTTGTTGTTGACGCGCTTCCAGAACAGGCCCTTGTTCTTGGTGTCGTCGACGTCCTTGTCTTGGCTGCCAACGATGTACTCGAAGTTCTGCTTGGTCTTTTTCCAGTAGCCCTTCTCGGCCTGGTCCTCGAGCACGGTCTTGTCGCCTACGTCGCGCCGCACGCGCTTGACGTCGCCCTCGGCGTAACTCGTGGTCTTGTCCTTGTACCATTCGGCGAGCGCTTGCGCGCCTTGCGCGACGAGGATGAACGCTTCAACGACCACGCCGACGGCGCCCGCAATGTCGTCACCTGACGTCGTCAGAGTGTCGCTGAAAACGTTGATCAACTTGTCGACTGCCGGCATCACGCCGAGGAGCTTCTCTTTGAATCTGGCCATGGCCGACTCGAAGACTTCGCCGCCCGTGGCCATGACCTCGTTGCGCTTGGCCTCCTCGGCTCCGATCGTGGTGTTGGCGGTCGTGAGGCTTTCGGCGAACAGCTTGACCGCGAGCGCGCCGTCCTTCTGCGATTGCGCGTCGGTCTCCCCGTGTGACTTCGATTCGTTGAACGCGCTGGAGTAGGTCTCTTTGTACGCTCCAGCGAAGCGCGCCGAGACGTCCGAGTAGCCGGCCGCCTTGATCGCCGCCGCGTTGCCGTGCGTCTTGAGGTAGATGTCCTCGAGCAGCGTGGACGCGTTTGCGACCTTGTCGGTGCCGTCTGCGCCGCGCACCATCGAGCGCGCCGAGAACGACTTCCCGTGCGTCGCGGATTCGGTCAAGAACTGCTGCAAGCCAGTGGCCGCCTCGTCGACGCTGCCGAACCCCTTCTTGCCTGTTTGGAGCAGGGAGCCGACAGAGGCCATGCGCGTCGCGTAGTCGCCCGCCAGGCCCGCCGCCATCGCGGGCATGCGCCCGCCCAGCTTGGCTTGCTGCGCGAGGGTGACCGAGCCGGCGTCGCCCTGCGCGAGCTGCGTCAAGAGGAGATTGGACAGCTCGGGCGCCTTCATGCCTTGCACGTGCATGGCGCCCGCGAGTGCTGCGAGCTCCTTGGGGTCCGCGCCGCGCGACTTCGAGATGGTGGCGATCGTGTCCATCATCTCGAAAGACATCTTCGAGTCGCCCGTCGCGTCCTGCAGGATGCCCGCGGCATCCATGACGGCCCCCTGGTCCATGTTGTTGCGGATTCCGATCCCGCGCGAGCGCCGCTCCACGTCGTCGGCGCTGATGTTCCCGCCGCTGGCGTTGGCGATCTGGACAGAGCGTGTCTTCATCGCCAGCGCGGGCCGGATGACGTCGGCGATGATGAACCCGCCAAACTGCTTCAGCGACGAGGTCGCGAAGTCGACGGCGCCCTTCAACGCCATCAGGACGCTGCCCGCCTTGACGATGTCTCCAAAGCGATCTGTGATCGCGTTCCTTGACGGTCGCCGGGGCGCGCCGGGCACGCCGCCCGCACCGGCGCCGCCCCCGCCGCGCCCCGTGGAACGCCCCGCCGCCACGCGCGCACGCGCGAGCTCTTCGGTGAGCTTGACCTCGACCTTGAGCGCCTCGATGCGCGCCGACGCGTCGCCCTTGGTAGGCGCCGCGCCGCTCCCCGAACCGACGGTCAGCTTGCCCAGCTTGGCGTCGAGCTTCGCGATGTCGAGCATCGCGGTCCGGATATCTCTCAACCCAGAGAGGGTCTGCGAGACGCCAGTGGCGCGGAGCGCGATAGTGACGGGGGTGGCCATGGTCTACCTGTTCTTGCTTTTCAGGAAGGATCGCCGGGCGGCGACCCAGGCGAGTTGTTGTCCGTCCGTGAGAGCCACAAGCGGGAGGCCATAGACGACATGAGGAGACTCTGCGCTCCCAATGACAAAAAAGGGAGCGGGTTAGCACCCCCTCCGATGGCCAGTCGCTCGATCCACGCTTCCATTTCATCCGTCCCCATCTCGCTCACGATGGGCCCGAGTTGCGACTGAACGAGTAGATAGCTCATCATGAGGACGCCGATCTCATCGGTGGTGAGCTTCGCGCCGATGGTGTCGACCGTGGGGAAGAAGGGCTTGGTGAGGTCGTCACGCCGCTTGGTGGCGCGGTAGAGAATCTCCTGAGAAGCACGGTTCTCGAAGAGCGTGGAGTAGCTGCCCGCAGCCTCGTCCTTGCCCGGCATGGCGCTGTTGTCCTTCAAGAGCTTGCGCACGTGCCTATCCGCCGACGCCGTCGCCAGGGTGCTCTCGTCCTGCGTCAAGACCATCATGGCCACTTCCGCCATGGGCTTGCCGTCCGGGCCAGTGCGCGGGAAAGCCACGATGCGATGGGGCCGCGGCATCGCAGTGATCTGCGCCCAGAGGTCTTTGGCTGAAACGTCGGACTCGGTCGGGGGCATGTTGGACATCTGGCGAACTCCACAAACGAAAATGGGGAGCGACTACGGCAGAACGTCCAGACCACGTCCCGCCGCGGTCGCTCCCGCAAGGCTGTTGTTGACGGGGGCAGTCGGCCGCCGTCGATGTCGTTCGCCGCGCGCCGGGGGGTCTGGTCCCGGTGCTGGGCTGTGCTGCTACGCCGTCACTCCCACTGCGCCATGGCGCCCGTGAACTCGAAGTCGAGCTTGCTGGCCGTCTCGACGGCGTGCGCGAAGTTGTCGTCGAGGATGCAGCCCTTGCTCGTCAGGGTGCGCCCCGCGGCGAAGATGGTGATCTCGACGATCTCAAGGTCGGCGATCATCTTGCCCGGGTCGAGCTCGAAGTCGGCCGACGGGACAGCGTTGCTCACGCTGATGGTCATCATCGGCGCGCCAGGACTGAACCCGGCGAGCCCCTTGGCGACGGTCTTGACGGGCTGCGCGCCCGACAGGCGTTTGATGGCGACCGACGCTTCCTCGCTCAGAACCGACGAGTTCACGTAAACGACGGCCTTGGTGTAAATCTCGAGGTTCGCCATGGGCTCTGCTTTCTATGCTGTAAGGGAAGGCAAGGAAGGACCAGACAGGGCCGGGATCGCTCCCCTGCCCTGTCTGGCGCGGCGACCGCTCAGGCCACCTGATTGACCTGGAACGCGACCTGGTCGAGGATGTCGATCGGCTGGAGCGGGATCTGCGCGCTGATACGAGTCGTCGGCGTGGTCTCCCGCAGCACGATGGTGTTGAGCAGGATCGTGGCGACGCGCTGCAAGAGGTCGTTGTCACCGTAGTCCCGCGTGAGGCGGTTGATCAGGGCCTTGACGACGCGGGGGGTGACGACCGACGGGCCGGGGGTGGGCTCGTTCTTCTGGGGGTCGTCAGCGAGGGACTTGCCCCGCAGAACCGAGGCCGCCTTCGCGATCAGATCGTCGGTGTAGCGGTCGCAGATCGTGACCTTGTGCGCGTCGCGGATCCGGTAGTCGACCGTGGTCCCGCTCATGAAGCGCGTGGTGATGCGCTTGACGAGGTAGGTCGCGCCGCTGGCGTAGACGCCGATCGGGGTGAGCCCGGCGTTCAGGGCCGCGAGGATCTGCCCGCGGGTCGGGAGCGCGCCGGAGAGGGGCGCCTTGATCTTCCAGTTGGCCTGCGTCTTCGCGTCGCCGCCGTAGGACGAGAAGTTGAGCCGGGGCTGCGCCGGGGCTTCCTCGAGCGCGTAGACGGCCGCGTTGTGCGCCGCCAGCTCGCACGGGGGGACGTCGCTGCCAGCGAGCCAGACGATCTCCGCGCGCGCCGCGTTGACGGCCGTGGAGATGGTGATGGCGTTCGAGATGGTGTCGGCGCTGCCCGCGATGACGCGCTGCCGGATCCCGGTGATGGCGAGGGCCTGCGTCCCCACCTGGGAGACCATCGCCCCGAGCTGCGTCGCGTCCTCGGCGGCCGAGACGATGTAGTA